CACCCGGCAACAGAAAAATGGTTGCTTGATCATTACGGTGTTCCGAGTCAAGACACAGCAGTTAGATACAAAGATCATTCGATACAGTTTGACATTGCAAACATCGACGAGGCTTTGCTAAGTGATGCCAGTGAGACTCTAAGTGCTCTCAGCAAGAGCTTGATCAACAGGAAATCTGTACAGGTCCTAGTACGTCCAGACGACTGGTTACAAACCGACATTGTTCATTCACTGGTAGAACTTGAAAGGTTGCCTGTGCTGGTTATTCTTGACACTGATGATTGTCTGCGTGATCTAAGAACCAGCTTCGAAAGGTTTAATCAATACGTTGATCGAAGCGAAGTAAGCGTGTTGTTTAGAGTAAGTAACGAAGTAAACCCAGCGTTTAACACGTTTGTCAAAGAACATAAGATTAACAACCCAGTTACTGAGAAAACAAAGGTAGTATACATCTGCAAAGACAAGCTACCGAAACCACTGCTGAAAAGCGAGTGGATGCCTGAAAGTGTAGTCAGAATAGGCAGCACAAGGTTGCAGATTAAGATAGATCAGTGGATCTGTGACTGTGACATGGTAATACACTATGACAAGGTTGCGTCTCCTTGGAGTCCTTCAAGTTACACGTATATGAGTTATCAGTCTGAAAAAAGGAAAATTGAAAAGATATAATGCCAACATGTAAACTAATCATCGACGACGAAGTCAACATAAAGCTAGAAGGCTTGCCTGTTGATGTTCGTCGTAAAATTTCATCAGCACTAAAGTTTGAGGTACCCTACGCAAAACACATGCCGCAATACAAGCTAGGACGCTGGGACGGCAAGGTTGCTTTCTTTGGTATCGGCGGTAGTGGTTACGTAAATCACTTAGACAAGGTCGTAGAAGTACTGGACAGATGCGGTTATACAATCAGTGAAATTGAGGACCGCAGACAACCAGTTACATTTAACTTTCCTAAGATCACCGAAGAGTTTTGGGGAGACACTTGCTGGCCAACTGGGCATCCTGCTGAGGGCGAACCTATTCGCATGCGAGACTATCAAGTTGAGGTTGTTAATAACTTCCTTGAAAATCCCCAATCACTTCAGGAGGTTGCTACTGGTGCAGGTAAGACCATCATCACAGCCACGCTATCAAGGATTACAGAGCCGCATGGACGTAGCTTAGTTGTTGTGCCTAACAAAAGTTTGGTTAGTCAAACAGAAAAAGACTATATCAACTGTGGGCTGGACGTAGGTGTATACTTTGGTGACAGAAAAGAACTGGGCAAGACCCACACTATATGTACATGGCAGTCACTAAACATCCTCGACAAGAAAAACAAAGCAGGTGACTCGGTACTGAGTCTTGCAGAGTTCTTAGATGGAGTGAGCACTGTTATTATAGACGAAGTGCATCAAGCAAAAGCAGAAGTTCTTAAAAGATTGCTTACACAAAATCTTAAGAATGCCCCTATACGCTGGGGCCTAACTGGTACTGTGCCCAAGGAAGCATTTGAGTTTGAAAGTATCCATGCAAGTCTTGGTCCTGTTATTGGTAAGATTAGTGCAAAAGAATTGCAGGACAAAGGCGTGCTGTCACAGTGTCATGTAAACATAATGCAGTTACTTGATGTACAAGCATTTCAAGACTATCAGTCTGAGTTGAAGTATTTGGTCACTGATCCAGACAGACTTGCTTATATGGCCAGGGTACTAAACAAGATCAAAGAAACAGGAAACACACTTATTCTTGTTGACAGAATCTCCGCTGGCAAAGAACTAGAACTAGCAATTCCGGATAGCATCTTTATCAGTGGTAGTATGAAAGTCAACGAAAGGCAGGATTCTTATGACGAAGTACAAGACGCAACTAACAAGGTTATTATTGCTACATATGGCGTGGCCGCGGTGGGCATCAATATTCCACGTATTTTCAATCTTGTACTAATTGAGCCAGGCAAAAGTTTTGTGCGAGTAATACAGTCAATCGGTCGAGGCGTTCGTAAAGCTAAAGACAAGGACTTTGTACAGATATGGGATTTCACATCTACATGTAAATTCGCCAAGCGTCACCTCACGCAGCGCAAGAAGTTCTACAAAGAGGCACACTATCCGTTTACTATTGAAAAGGTAGATTGGACAGAGTCAAAAACAAAAACAACAAAGAGGTAATATGAGTTATAATGTTTTAAATTTGCAGTTATCACCGTGCCATCTTTTATAGTTGCCAGGGGACACTACTTTGTTGCAATGTGAGCAAGAAATTTTAGTTCGGTCTTTTGCTCGCTTGCTCATTAATTGTTTAGTGTCGTTAGAGTGTACAAGGCCGGTCCTAGCTTTTGAAATTTTATCGCCGAAGTCTTTGGGTTTCTTTCTACCCCTAAGAGATGATGAAATTTTTGACTTAGTGTCTTCGGATCTAGGACCGTCGTGTTTTCCTTTGTTAGCAGCTGATATTTTTGCTTTGGTGATCTCTGAATGGGTATACCAGCTTCTTGAATTAGTAATTTTTTCTACTACATCTTTATTGTTACGTGTGTGCCCTTTGTTTTTATTAGACAAGATTTCTTTAACTTCGTTAGTATGTGTTTTATTTTTAAAAGGAGATTCTTTGCCCGTTCTTTTTTCTGACATTAATGCTCTTGTCTGTGCGGAGACTGTTTTACCTTTATGCAAGGAGCTAAGTTCTTTAGATAGAGTTTTCTTTAATTTTTCGTATACTCTTGCTGTGACGTATCTATCTTGGTACTTGTTAGATACTCTGAGCATATTCAATGCAAAATACATTTGACTTTTTGCTTTACCTGTAGTAAACTTAGTTAATAAAAGGTGACAAATAAAATGTTCTCTTGCAGTTAGCTTTACTAGATTATTAGAACAATTAGTACCACCTAGAGATTTAGGAAGAACATGATGAATTTCGTAGTATCCTAATAAGTCTCTAGACTGTGCTGATATGATAATGTTATCATACCAGACTTTATATTTGTTGTGTATGAACATAACATTATTTATCAAACAAATAAGATACATAAGGAGAATTAAAATTCGTATACTAACCCTAGATAACAAATGCTTTAAGCTAGACAAGTTACCAGACGAGCTTGAAGAAGATGTTCGTTTTGCAGTACTGGATAACAGTGATCCAAAAGATCCAGATTTCTTTTGGATACCACTAATATTCTTAGAGTCGTTTAGTGCACCTGCAATTGTATTACGCATTAACGGCAGAGAAATAACAATGCCTGTAGACTGGAGTATGGCCATAGGCTGTTCAGAAACAGGTAACGATATCGAAGTACTGCCACTTACAAGTATTAATGACAGAGGGTTTGAAGCATTTCTTTTTAACCCGTTGGATGGATTTAGAGTTGAGTTTGAAGAGTTTGAGATTGTAAACTTTTACTCAGACGTCAAATGGTATTTTCCTAAAATGAAAAACGGTCAGTTACTTGCAGTGCCGATATCAGACGGTCCTAGTCCACTGTGTGCTTATTTTGTCAAAGACATTAGCAGACAATGCGAAGTAATCAGCTACTCGGATCTATTTTAGATGGGTAGCTTAATTCCAGGCGAAGTGTTAGTTTACGAAAGAGTTGACGGAACAGTTTATGCAAGGTACCGTGATGCTCCCTTCAATCGAATACCTCGTTGGGAAATAGGCGGAACTCCTAGGATGGATCCAACGTTTGAAGAATGGATGTACCTCAATCGGCTAGCTAAAGAAAACGAAACAATACGTAAACAGCTTGACAGATTAATGACACTGTATTATACTGTAAAGAATGACAAATTCGAGGAAAACAAATGAGTGACAAATACGAAGATATAGACTTTGACAGTGTAGAAAACATTGTCGAACTTGTCGAACTTGCTGAAGTGTTCACCAAAGGCCCGTACGATACACAGGCTAATACCACAGAATACGAATCCTACAATGGCATAATTGAGCAGTACAATAACTCAACTCGCAACAACTACGAAAACGCTGCAATGGTACTTTACGTAGATCGCAGAAGGATGCTAACTGAAAAAATTGTTGACTTGAAATCAATGTGGTTTGACGAAGACGGGCTGAGAACCGCCCGCCCACTAAGGAAACCAGATGGCGAATAAGTTACCAATCAAAGACATTCTAGCTGCTATCGACATGAACGCAAAGGAAGTGTGGAAGGAGCTAGAACCAGACGAGCGTAAACAAGTTAGTTTCTGGCTATTGAATCGTTATGCAAGCAGCGTATCCGGCAGCCGCGAGAAGCAGGAACTTGCGGTACTGAAAACTAACGAGTACTACAATAAATATTTTAACGACATTGGAGTAGGTAAGGACAACGGCCACCCGCAGCTAATGTGGCAATTGTTGTGCGCAAGTGCAGGCACCGAACAAATCGAATTTCACAAGTGGATCGGCTTTAAGAAGAAAGGCGGTAATAACGATAAGGCAGTGAAGTTACTTGAACGCATTTACCCTAACATGAAAACAGACGAGGTAGAATTACTTGCTGGATTATCTACAAAGAAAGAACTCAAACAATTGGCTGAAGAACATGGCATCGAAGGCGTCAAGCTCTGATAAACCTTATAGGTGCGAGTACTGCAAGACAGGATTCGTAAGGGAAAAAACATTAATGTCTCATGTCTGCGAAAAGAAGCGCAGAGCATTGCAAAAGGATGAAAAACGGGTCAAGCTAGGCTACATTGCCTTCAACCAGTTTTACAAACTCAGTGCTGGCGCAAAGAAAGACAAGACGTATGAAGAGTTTTGTAACAGTCAGTACTATAACGCCTTTGTAAAGTTTGGCAGCTTTGTGTCTAACGTCAAGCCGTTGTATCCTGAGAAGTATATCAACTACGTTGTAACCAGTGGAGTGAAGTTGGATCAGTGGTGCAAGGAAGAGATGTATGAGAAGTATGCAACAGAGCTGATCCGCAAGGAAGGTGTAGAGACAGCACTTGAACGCACAATCACCACAATGTCAGAGTGGGCAGAAGAGAACAATTCAGTTTGGAACCATTACTTCTTGTACGCAAGTCCCAACAGAGTTATCTGGCATATACGTGACGGGAAAGTATCTCCTTGGCTCATGCTGAACTGTAAATCCGGCAAAGAAATGCTAAGTAAATTTAACGATGAACAACTAAATCTAGTGTATCACGTTCTGGACCCGCAGCATTGGGCCCTTCGTTTTAAGCGACAGAAAGACGACGTGCAACTGGTCAAAGACGTAGTTAAGCGTAGCAAACTCTAGGAACACTGATGAAAATACTAATTATGGGGCTGCCGGGCAGCGGTAAGACATGGTTAGCAGAGCGATTGCAAAAGCATTTGAATTGTGCTTGGTTTAACGCAGATATAGTACGCAAGATGGCAAACGACTGGAACTTTGATCGTAGTTCAAGGACACGGCAGGCCTACCGTATGCGCAACATGGCTGACTACGAAGTAGGGTGCGGCGTTACTGTTATATGCGATTTTGTATGCCCAACTGACGAAGCAAGATTATCCTTTCGGCCTGACATAACAATTTGGCTTGACACAATTAGTATCAGTCGGTTCGACGACACAAACAAGGTGTTTAACGAACCCAGCTATTGCGATATACACATCGACAATTATTTGTCAGACTCTGAAATTAAAAAACTAGCAGAACGACTTAAACAAAGGATGAAGTGACATCGATATAGACATTGACTTTCCGGATCGATCAGAAGTGCTTAACAAACTCGAGCATCGTGTTGCTAAGTTGACCACAAACAAGAAGCACAATACAGGGGTGTATGTTACAGAGATACCGCATACGCCCACGGACAATTTGGCTACAATTGATTACAAAGCTGCCGAGCAAAGAGGTTATTTTAAACTTGACTTTCTTAACGTCAGT